AATTCTTCTGCTATAAGAAATTGTTTAATGAGATTAGCAAAAACACATAAAGGATATAGATGGCAATATATTTTATAAATTCAAAAGTTTTTATCCCCCCCGGGGTAATGAAAAATAACTTAGCCCACGGACACCGTGTGTCCAAGAGAATATATCACTCGAGGCTCGCGCATATAGGGGGGTGTGGTGTAAAGGTGGTGACTTTAAATGAGTAAAAAAGAATTAACAATAGAACAGAGGATTAAGAAAGAAATTGCCAGACTTAAAAGATTATATAAACATATGGAAGTTGATACTATGAATAAGGTTAGTTCACTCATTGAGAATGCTGCCTTTATGACTGTTACTCTGAAAGATTTACAAGAGACTATAAATAAAGATGGTACTGTCTCAAAATATCAAAATGGCGAAAATCAATGGGGGACAAAGAAATCCCCTGAGGTTGAGATATATAATTCAATGATTAAAAACCATATGGGAATCATGAAACAGTTAACTGATCTAATGCCAGCAATCCCAAAACCAGAACCTATAAAGGAAGACCCATTATTTAATATAATAAATCGTGGCAAGAATGGCTAAAGTAAAAAATGAAGTTCCACAGTATATAAAAGACTGGCATGACTATATAGAGGCTAAGCCAAAGAGCCATGGTAAAGATATTAAAAAATTAAAGAAATTAATAGAAAAACTTCTCAAAAGTAAAATAGTATTTTATGATAATACGGATGTTGAAGCTTTTATTGATTTTTGTAAATTAGTAAAGCATAGAGAAGGTAGATGGGCTGGACAACCTCTTGAATTATCCATAGAGCAAAAATATATAGCAGCTTGTGTTTTTGGATTTAAAATATATGACAATGAATTAAATATGGTTGTAAGATACTTTAAAGAAATGGTTCTTTTTGTTGCCAGAAAGTGGGGTAAGTCAACGTTTGTCTCTGCTATAGCTGATTTCATGTTGATTTGCGATAGGGAACCGGCAGCTCAAGTATGGTGCTTAGCCACTCAAAAGCAACAGGCCAGCATAGTTTATGAAGCAGCTAAGAATTTTGCACTGGGTAGTGAAGCTTTAAGGCCTCACGTTAAAACTAGGAGAGATAAAGACAACTCAGAAATGCTTCTATTTCCTGCAGGGAATAGCTACATGAAAGCAGGAAGTAAAAATAGTAATTCCCAAGACGGCTTAAACCCGCATTGTGTTGTAATAGATGAAATGCATGCGATTAAAGATAGAAATACCTATGATGTATTTTCCTCAGCCATGGGTGCAAGGACACAGCCTTTAATATTTATCATAAGCACCTTTGGTTTTAATCGAGAGGGAATATTTGATAGTGTCTTTGAAAGATGCCAAGCTGTTTTAGATGGTAAAAGCGAAGAAAGACTTTTCCCTATAATATTCAGAATAGATGATAATGATAAGCCTGAAGATAGAAGTTGCTGGATAAAAGCAAATCCAGGACTCATTGAAGCAAGACCAACTATGAGTTATCTTGAGGGTGAATATCTAAAAGCTTTAAAGGATCCTGCGCAATTACCATCTTTCTTGGCAAAACATTTGAACAGAGCAAGTTCTATGAGCGTTGTTTACTTCAACTTACAAGAAGTAGATAAATGCGCAATAAATATGACTTTAGATATGATACAAGATAAGTATGCTACAGGTGGTGTAGACTTAGCTGAAACCACTGACTTATGTTGTGCATCAGCATTGATACCTATAAAGGGAAAGCTATATTTATTCCAAAAATACTTCATAGCAAGTCAAAGAATAGAACAAAATTCAAAGGCTGACAAAATGGCATATGAAAGCTTTTGTAATACCAATGCTCTGGACCCGCTTAATAATGAACTACTTAAAATATGTGATGGCAGTATGGTTAAGAAGAATGATGTAACACAATGGTATATTGAATTAGCAGAAAAATATCAAGTTACATTTTGGAAAATAGGATATGACCGTTGGCATGGTGGGGATTGGGTTGATGACATGGAGATGAACGGTTTTCCTAAGGAAGATAATGATGGTAGAGGAGTAACATTCCCTGTAGCTATGGGAGCAAAGACACTATCAGTACCTATGAAGGAAACACGGTCCCTCTTTGAAGATGAAATAATCCAATTTAGTAGGCATAATGGCTTGTTTAGGTGGTGTACAACCAACACTGCCGCAAAGATAGATGTCAACACGAATATACAACCTGATAAAGCAAAATCAAAGGCACGTATTGATGGATATGTGTCTTTTTTATGTGCTTATATTGCATATCAGAAAGTACAGGACCTGTTTGAAGAATATCAGTAATTTGAAAAGTGGTGAGAAACATAGGACTATTCAATAATGTAAAAAACTTTTTTAAAGATGATAAACTCACAGCAACTAAACTTGTTAACCTTCTAAATCAAGGATATTCTATACTGCAAATAAATAGGCAAATATTCGATATCCCAGAGATTAGGACAGCTATTAACTTTGTAGCCGAAAAAATAGGAAGTGTACCTTTTTATCACATAAGGGCAGATACCGAAGGCAATATGACAATGGTTAACGATAGCTTTCAGTATGTATTGACAGTTAGAACAAATAAATATCAAGGTCCACAAGTATTTTGGACTCAGATGATAACTAATTATCTTGTCAGTAACAATGCATTTGCTATGCCTGAATGGAATGCTAATGGAACCTTAGCTGCATTGTATGTACTTCCATTTACACAGTTTGAATTTTATCAGGATGATGATGGAAGATTGATAATAACCTTTAATGGAAATTCGCAGTACTCATTTTACTATGAAGATATTATCCATCTTCAGAGATTTCCAACAAATAAGGGTGGGGCACCTAAACAAGCTACAGGAAATTATACCACTATAGTAAATACAATGCAGAATCAAGCTGTAAAGGATAGTGAAACAAGCGGTAGAGTAGCTGCGTTACTGCAAGTAAAATCTCAACTAAAAGGTCCAGATTTGCTTAAAAAACTTAATGAGTTTAAAGATTTATTCTTAACAGCTGAAAACACTACAGGCTTTGGCATGATAGGAGCTGAATATGATGTTCACAACCTAGATTTAAAGATGACTCCGCTGAATACACAGTTACTAACAGATATAACTAAGCAGCTATACAATTACTTTGGACCATCTTATGAAATTATAAATGGTACAGCTGGAGAGTTAGAAAATGAGCAGTTTGTTGATAATAAATTGAAACCTATTATCTATCAAATTCAAGAAGAGCTAACCTATAAGCTTTTCTCTTTCAAGGAAATAGCTTTTTATAATAAAATACAAGCCGAAACTGTGGATTTAGAAATAAGTACATTGGCAGCTAAGACGGCTTTTTATAAAGAAATGGTATATGGAACTATCATGAATAGAAATGAAATTAGGCGTAGGTTAGGAATGCCAAAAGGACCAGCTGAACTTGATAAATTCCTTGGTAATAAGAATTTCCAAACACTAGAACCAGGAGTTTATGAAGTGGGAGAAACACTAAATAACACAGATGATGGGAAGTAAAGGAGGATAATAACTTGGAAAATAAAGATAAGAGATCTCCATTAACTGCTCAAAGTAAAAGAAAAATGAATTTTGAAAATGAAAAATCAAAATTCAGAGCAGCAACAGAAGAAATAAATGGTCAACAAGTAAGAGTATTAAAAGGTTACCCAATATTATTTGGCGTCTATGGAAAGCCGTATCTTGGCAGCAAGTGGGTTGAAAGGATAGACAAGAGCTCAGTAGCTACAGTAGATTTCTCCAACTTAGTTTTATTGCTGGATCACAATACAAATTGGGTTTTAGCTAGAGCAGGCAAAAACATGGAGGTTACTGTTGATGATGTCGGAGTGTTTATAAAAGTAACATTAGGCAATACATGGCTTGATGATTATGTATATGACAGAGTTAACTCAGAAATAATCGATGGAATGTCATTCTGGTTTGATAATCAATCTATGATTGCATCAGATTGGGAGAATAAAATCGATGTGGTAACAAAGATAAACGCAATATATGAAGTAAGTATAGTTGTTTTCCCAGCCTATGAAGAAACTGTGGTTATTACTGCAGATGGAACTAATTTAACGCCAACCCATACCGAGGAAGAGCCACCTGTTGAAGAAAATAATGATGATGAGCTTAAAAAACAGGCCTTAATAGGCTTAATAGAATTATTGTAGGAGGAATGTAAAATGAAATTAAGTCAAAAAGAAATAGCAGAATTAAAAAGAGAACAAACGGAGCTTGAAGCAAAGAGGTCTGAGCTAAAAGAAAAATGTAAGAATCACAGGACTATGTCTACAGAAGACTTAAATGGTGCAGCTGAAAATTTAAGAACTGTGTCTACTAGATTAGATGAAATTGGTGAGCAACTTAAAGATACAGTAGTTGAAAAAAGAGGAGGGCTAGGCATGTTAAAAGACATAAAAGGGAATGAAATTAATCAAGAAAACTTCAGGTCCAGTTCAAAATATAGAGACGCATTTTACAGAAGCTATTTAAATGGAAAAGTCAGCGAAGAAGATTCTGAAGTATTAAGTTTTGGTAAGAGATCTATAACTGATATGAATGGTGGTAGCGTAACTAGTGGAGCTGACTATCTTGTTCCACAAACTACGCTTGACAAAGTGTATTCAATAACACAGCAATATGGCAGATTGTATGCTGCAATAACTAAGTTTGGATTTACTGGTGATGTAACTTTACCTATAGGAACAACTGGTGCACCAACTGAAGAATCAGATGGTACAGTCGAATTAAACTTCGCATTTACTGAGGTAAAGATTTCTCAGCAAGCTGTAGTTGCAACTATTACTGTTAAAAACTTATTGTTAAAAAACAGTATCCCAGCATTTGAGCAATATTTAGCAATGGAAATAGGGAAATATATAGGATTACTTTGTGAAAACTATGTATTAAATGGTTCAACAGAGACTTCTTCTTTCCAAGGTATAATATCTGCAATAAAATCGGGTGCTTCTGCAGCGAAGGCTTATTCTACAATGGATTGGGGGCAACTTACAGATATACAAGCTGAGGTAGAGAGCCCATACGGTGATAATGCATCTTGGGTTATGAAACGTAGTACTTTCTTTAAGAAATTTAAGCGTATGACAGATGCTGCAGGTATGCCATTATGTACTACAGCACCAATAACAGCTTCATGGCAGTCAGGATATTTCATTGATGGACAACCAGTAATATTTACTTCCCAAATGCCAGACGTTAATTCGGTACTTTATGGAGATTTATCAACTTTTATTGCTAATGAATCAGAATCCTTTGTTATTGAAGCTAATGCTTCTCAGAAATTCTCCTCTGATGAAACAGTATGGAGAGGTAAGCTTTATAGCGGTGGAAAGCCACTATTTGCAAAGACCTCATTCAGTTACTGGAGTTATTCAGCAACATAATAAGATGGAGGGTGATTTAATTGGCTAGAAAAAAGCAGACACCAGAAGCTGTTGAAATAAAACAAGCCGATGGTGTTATTTTTATGAAAGCAACAAGGCCGCTCACAACTCAAGAGCATGAAGAGTTGTCAAAGAAACTAAGATATGAATCAGAGAATACA